CGAATGTGTACGAGGTTATGCAGGCAGGCTCGGGTGACAGAGAGGACTATATCGTCATCGGGCAGGGCGGACAGGTCACTGCGGCGGTAAGAGCGGAGGATTTAAAGAAGGTTTAATAAACAGTTATCCCCCGGCGGAGCAAAAAGGCTTTGTCGGGGGATTTTTTGTTGGACAATAATTACGCCATTTGTATGATTTTTGACAATTTTACAGGCGTTATAAAAACGTGAAATAGCACAATTTCAGTGATTTTAACGGACTTTGACTCCGTCACTCGTGGGTTCAAATCCCGCTATCCCAGCCATGCGTAAATCCTCTCTGTCACTGCGATTGAGGGGGTTTTTCTTTTTGGGATTTGGTGGGCGAGGTGGGATTACGTATTATAATTCTGTTGTTAACAAATCGTATCCGTCCTATTCAGAGGGAAACTTTGTGTTTTGTAACGCATTATTAAAACCAACAATCATAAATCAAAATCAAATTGAAGCAGTTGACAAGAGGAATTTATTATGATATAATATTAAAGCTGTATTCGGATAATAGCAGTATCGAGGTGTAGCGCAGGTGGTAGCGCGCCTGCTTTGGGCAAAAAACGTGAGCGCTGCCGGTGGCAGAAAAAGCGAGCGTTTTTAGGCGCAGCGGTCGGAATGTCGAGGCTCATTATTGAGCCGAGAAGAGATTACGGGAACCGCAAGAGGGCGGACAAAGCAGGGAAGGAAACAGAGATATAAGAAAAAAGTTGATATAAAAATATCGAGGTGTAGCGCAGGTGGTAGCGCGCCTGCTTTGGGAGCAGGATGCCGCAGGTTCGAGTCCTGTCACCT